CTGCAATGACTTCACCGCATAAACCACAGAATTCAGCGATTTAGCGATTGCCACGACTTTATAATTTGCCGACAAATCGTCTATCGTTCCATCAGCCTTGTATTTCGGCGCAGTATCCTGCCAAATAAGAGAACCCTCTGCAATGGGCAGCTCCATATCCGTTGTACTAATAGATTTCGTATAATCAAGGGCAATGCCGAACATATCTTTTTCAGCTTCGCCCCTTGCAGCCGAAATATTTGCACAAAAAAGAACAGGCTCTGCGTAACCTGCTCTTTCTTCAACGATTATTGGCTTTTTCTCACCATTAATCATAGTATATAGGATTTCTCCGTTTTCATTGGTTTCATAAACTGGTATTGATTCAGCATAAGTGCTGTACCAAAGGGATTGCTGATTTTTTCTTAGACTTCGCATCTTAATCACCATTGATTTTAACAAACCAAAAAGGAATACTACTTTAGTCATCCACAAAATATATATCATTTAAATTGACAACTAAACAATTTTCTTCCTTTCTAATAGACAGAATCTTTTCTCCTCCATAGCCAGAATATCCCAATTCAGTAAGTTCAACAAGATTGCACAATCTATCTAACGCTTCTTGCTTTAAACGCTGCTCTTCTTCTGAAAGCATTTTTGAAGAGGAAAAAAATGGCTGAACATCCTCCTTTTTCTGTTGTTTAGAGAAATCTAATTTTAATTGCATTTAAATCACGCTCCTTCCATCGCCATTATACGATAAAAAGAGCATGATTAAAAGCACTTATTCTATAATTACCCAATCTTCCGCCAGTACATCACCGATAGACGGAACCCACATGGAATGCGAACCATCGACTTGCTTAATCTGCAAATACGGATTGCAGATAAACAAATCACCTTCATTCAATCCCCATGCTTCTGCAGTCTGCTTATTACATAAAATTCCCTGCGGATAGCCTTTCTGATAGACAACAAACATCCCTTTGCCGTTCCAGCTTTTACGTGTGATTTTCTGTCCCTTCTTTACGGCTTCAGTGGCGAGTCCGAATGTCATTTCATCACACACGCGGTATGCTTTTTCAAATACATCCTTCGGTGACCATGATTCATAACCATCTTCATAAACCACATAATAACCATCATGACAATCTCCCATTACTTGCAGTGGATGTACCTTAAACTCCTCTGCCTTCATAGGTTCTGCATGAATAATTTTTGTTCCAATATATTTTTTCATCTCTATTTACCTCACCTTCAAAATTGGGCGCTCCGCCCACCACCATTAGCGAACGCCACCCTGCGGATATTCAAATAGAAAGTACCATACTTACATTATTCTCAAATCCACGCACAATCTTCTTATTATATAGCCCTGCCTATTGCCACAATACCAGCTTTGCATTCCGAACGGCTCTTCCAAGACCGGCTGATATTGTTCTCTGAATGAGATGTCTGTCCTTCGGCGCCAAACTGATTAAAGTCATACAATGCCAACTCCCGGATATTGGAATAATATATCTCCAAATCCGAAGCAATCATTTCGTCAGTATATGCTGCCGGGTAATTCCTGTCCCTGCGAATCTCCCTAATAGCATTTTTAACCTTTGAGGACAGAATATTGATGTCAGATTCCTTTGTCAACAGCAATTCAGTTTTTAAATCCTTCAGGATTTCCTCTATCAATACTTCCATCCTCAATCCCCTTTCTTTTATTTCTGTGTTGGCTTACGTCCACGCTTTGGTGGATCTGCTTCAGTAGGCTGCTCTTCTCCCTGTGCCTCTTCTACAGAATTGTCTTTTTCTCCTGATTCATTATCGGAGACTTTCCCCAGTTTCTCTTCAGTTACTTCCTTCCAGCCATTATTCAAAAAGGCGGCAAGCTGGTTCTTGTCCTTTGCCACCATTGCAATTCCGTCTTTTACTACCTTAGTCATTACCTGTTTCCTCCTACGCTGCAACTTCGCCACTCTTATGTACTGCAATTGCATCGGCTTTCTTATTCAGGACAAATGCGTCATAGCGAAGTCCAGCCTCAACCAAAGCGCCGGAGATACCAGGAGCATTGTAATTGATTCTAAACTCCTGAAGCTTAATTGGCGACGGTACGGCAATCGGATTCGTAATGATAAAATCTACTCCTTCCGGAAGATAGATAGCCGGAACCTTAATTACCGGAACTCCATCAATATCGCCCGAGAATCCCCTAACCGCCATCGTTGTAGCCATATCGCCCGACTTGGTAAAGTGTTCGTCCAATTTTACCTTATTCAGATATCCTGGAGTAACTACTGCGATCCTGCCGCCCTGCGATGCCTTATCATTGTCAAGAATCTCCTGACATACAAGAAATTCCTCATATGCATTCGCATTTGTTACTGCTTTTGTAACGATATGAGATTTTCCTGTCACGCTGCCTTTCGTAGGTGCTTTTGATACAATTACAGACAATCTATAAGTATCCACGGCCGGGATCGCAAGATTATCTATATTCTCAGCAAGAGTAGCTGCTGCCTCCATCGTACCATTGGTGTCCTGCTCGCTTGCAGCATCAATCGTATATGTGAAAGACTTATCCTGCGTGATACTCATTTCCTGTTCATTGTTTCCGAGCTCATCCGGATCACCGTACCTGTTACTTCCCGTTGTCTTATAATCATTAAGAGTTGCTAAGTCCCGGGAAAAAATCTTTACAGTTTTTACCCCGATCCATTTTAAATTATTGTTGACAAGCGGTGTGGTAAAACAGCCCGCCTTAAATCTTTCATCAACAACACCTTCATACCGCGAAGCGTAATTCACTGCCATAATTGTTTACCTCCATCGTTTTCTTATTTCTTTGTGTAAAAGTTGCTCTGAACAGAATTAAAGCCCTTAAGGAACGGATCTTCTTTATCATCATCTTCACCGTTGCCTACATTCGGTTCCGGCCTGGATTTGATCCATTCAGCTTCTTTCTGTTTAACAAGCGCCTGCTGCACTTCTGACTGGAATTTAAACAATGATTCAGTATCTCCATCATACTGCGCCGTAGCCGCTTTATTTGCCTGTTCATTGGTGTATCCCAACAGAACGAAATTCTTTTCCAGTTTGTTAATTTCATTTTCTCTTAACAGCTTCTGGTACCGTTCTTCACGCTCTGCCTCCTTCTCTGCCTTTTCAAGGCTGGCCTTCTCCTTTTCAGATAAAGTAGCGTTGTACTTTTTCTTATAATCAGCCGCTTCACTGGCAGCCTTTTCTTGTGCCTTTTTCAACTTTGCATTTTCGATCATAAGAGCCTGAATCTGTTCTTCTGCATTTGGGTCCGGATCAGGTGTTGGGTCCATGCCCGGTTCTGGATTCGGATTAGGCTCTGGATCAGTCGCTGGATCTGAACCCGGTGCTGCAAAAAACTGAATGTTTAATGGGATTAATCTGTTTTTCCTTTCGATCATTGTGATTACCTCTTCTTTCTGCGTTTTTACGTTTTCCCTAACGGTTGCGATTATAGACTTCCCTGTCTCTTTATAAAGAGGCCGTCGTTCATTCGACAACCTTATTATCTTGTTTATCAATAGACAATCCATCCAAAATGGGGGAATTACCAGTCTGATCAGTCAAATCTTGTTGCTCCCGATCAGTTTCTACAGTTTCTTTCTTCTGAAATAATGATTCTTGGAATTTTTCAATCAAATCCTTGCTGTCATTCCACGCCTGTGCCACGTCTGGAAACAAATCAACCGTCTGCATTGCAATCCGTCCATGGATACCCGACTTAATCATGGCAACCATAGAATTCGTCTTTGTTCCCAAGTCAAAAGTTTTCTGGCGGGTAAATTTCGGGTAAACATCCGAAGACTTCAGCTGAAGCAATGGGCTGTCTTGTGGGACATCTGGTGATTTTCTGATTGCTTCCAGCTCCAATCTGACAATTTCCATCTTACTTCTGCGAATAATCAGCTCTTTTTTACAGGCGGACGCCTCTGCTGCACTCCAACCGGAACTCATGCTCATAGCTGTGCCAGTAGAACCGCCTCCGGGATCTGACTGCAACGGCACGTAACATTTCTGCAAGATTGTATTCCGTTTGCTTTGAATATTAGCCTGAATTCCATCATAACCAACATCACTAGTATAACATAAATTAAGTTGTT